TTCGGAACTTGTCATCCTGGAGGAAGACGTCACAAACAAGGAGGAACCGCGGAATTTCCAGATCGCGCGGAAGTACAAGGAGTTTTGTGAGAAACGCGGTGTCACCCCTGAACATGCGGCTTTTGATGGTACGGGAGGCGGGATCACTTTCGCTGATATTGTACATCGCATATGGCACCCGGATGTACTGGCTGTTTCCTTTAGCGGATTGGCTACTGACCTGCCCGTCAGTATGTTTAGTCAGGAACCTGCCAATGAGCGATATGCTGATCGGGTCAGCGAACTTTGGTATGTCGGTCAGGAATTCTTACGCAATTATCAGCTTAAGGGCGTGACTCCTGAATTGGCTAAGGAACTTACCGCGCGCCATTACGGGACGGTCAAACATTCCTCAGGGCTTCGCATTCGGGTGGAGTCCAAGGCCGACATGGCTTCCCGGACTCAGAAAAGCCCGGACGTGGCGGATGCGGCTATGATCCTAGTGGATTTATGCCGTAGCCGGCTTGGGGCAATTCCAGGGGGTGAAAAAGGCATTCGGGTATTTCCGGCTCGTTCTAGAGACAAAGAAGAGGTTCTTCCGCAAAGGGCTGTCATGCAGAAGATTAAGCGGTATGCTCGAATCACGGCTCCTAGGTTAAGGTATGGGAATGACCTTGCTAGTGGTCAATTCCGTTGATAAAAGAAAGGTTCAGAATGCTTTTAGTTTTCCCGTTTCATACGCAGGATGCAAAACTGGCATTAAGTTTGGCAAAATACCTGGAACTGGTCGGTCCTTACAAGAGCCATGAGTTGTTAATTGTCACTCCTAATCACTGTGAGGAGATGGCTAATAAGGTCTTGCAGGCAATAGGAGATCAGTTTGCCAAAACGACCACTTATTTTCTAGCCAATCATCGGGATGGATGGCCGGTAGGGCCGAACATGATGTTTTATTCGTCCATGCTGCATGTTTGGCAGGAGATGAATTGTGACTGCTGGTATTTTTTTGAGCCCGACAACACGCCACTTAAGCCTAATTGGATCAACACTTTATATGACGAGTACCGGCGGGTGCAGCGACCTTTCATGGGTTTTATTCATCCTACGCATTGGCGTAGATCAAACGGTGAAGTCTATGACGATGGTGTCCATATGACCGGCAGCTCGATTTATCCCAAGGACGCCCCTCGTTACTCGACGCTTTGGAAAACGATTCCGTATGCACCGATAGCTTTCGATGTTTATTGGCAATGGGAAATCATCAAATATGCTGCCAGCACCAGCTTGATTCATCACGAATGGCGCAGCTGGAAGTACCGACTAGATAAAGAAACCGGGGTTATTCAGGGAGAACGCACTCCTGATGGCACGGTCATTCCTGAGTTGGTCAGGCCGTTAAGCCCATCAGCGGTTGTTCATCATGGGTGCAAGGATGGTTCGCTCATGAAAATCATGCGTGAGCTTTTGAGTTCGCGAAAAGAAGCTGTTGAAGAACCTGTTCAGGAAACCTTGCCGGTATGAATGCGTTGACTGAGGATCAGCTCGCCAATCTTGATTATGAGGGGCATACACCAAAAGGGTCTCGGTTAACAGATGTGTTTGCCGCCTGGTCGCTTTGGACCGCAGCCTGGCAGGCTGACCGGAGCAATGCGTACAATCGCGCGCGGGTTAATGAGATGCTGGACGGGTTTCCGCCCTATGACCAGGCCGAGCTGGATAATCTAGGCCAGAGCCAGCGAACCAACATGAACATGCTCGAAGGAGCATCAATTATTGAGTCGGCCCTGGCTCCATATAATGATCTTACCAGCTCCGTCGATTACATCGCGCAAGTGGAGACTCTTGAGGGTGATGCCCAGGTTCGGGTTGAATGGAATCAGATCATAAGTGAGGAATTTGATCGCCTTCTTCGCACTTGGCACCGATTTGAATTCAATAACCAGGCCCTGGCTCGCGAGTTTGTCGTTCATGGATTGGGGGTGATTTATTTTGAAGACGATTGGGATTGGCGCTGGAAGGTCTGCGGCCTCTCAGATTTTATCATCCCGCGCAACACGCCGGCCAACGAGGACGATGTTGATTATGCGATTGCCCGACGACGTTACACGACAACCCAGCTCTATCAGTTCATCAAAGACCCCGAGTTTGCTGAGAAGAATGGTTGGAATGTTGAAGAGACTAAAAAGGCGATTTACTGGGCAACATCCTCTCGGAACTCTGCGCCCACCGCCTGGGAGTGGGAAGAGTTAGAGCGCGAGATGAAGCAGAATGATGTGTACTACGGTCGCGTCAGAGCTAAGGAGATCTGGGTACTTCATTTCTGGGTGAAGGAATTTGACGGGACGGTCAGTCATTTCATGACCCTGGAAAATGGGCTTAACCAGGATTTTCTTTTCAAGCGAATCGGGCGTTTCAAATCGATCAAGAACTGCCTGCACATTTTTACCTATGGAATCGGGAATGGGTATTACCATTCGATCCGTGGGCTAGGGTACAAGATATTCCCGCAGATCCAGGTCAGTAACCAGCTCCGGTGCGCGATAGTCGACGCGACTTTTTTCAGTGCCGGTCCTGTTGTTCAACCTGAGGACAGCACTGCCGTCGATGAGCTTTCCTTCAGTTACATGGGGCCTTTCACCCTGGTTCCGCCCAATATCCGGTTTGTCGACATCAAACATCAGAATATTGCTGACCAAATTCTTCCGATCGTTCGCGATCTTTCGATGCAGATCGAAGCCAATACCGGCACTTACCAGCCGCGTACCGGCCAGGACCAGGTTAAAGGGCAAAAAGAGAAAACTCGGTTTCAGGTGCAAGCTGAGTTGCAGAAAGAGTCCACTCTTTCGACCAGTGCCATGAACCTATTCTATATACCGTGGGATCGGGTTTTGGCTGAAGTGTTCCGGCGTGTTGCTTCGCCGGACCTCACGCAACTAGATCCTGGTGGACGAGAAGCATTTCAATTTAGGGCTCGTTGTTTGAATCGCGGAGTGCCAATGAGGGCCTTGCAAAACATCAAACGCATCCGAGCCGTCCGGGCCGTGGGTTATGGGAGTGCCAGCGCGCGGCTTCTCGCCTTGGATCAGATTGCCAATGTCGCACCACAGTTTGACGAGATTGGCCGGCGTAATGCTATCCGGGATCGGGTAGCCGCGTATGTCGGGTATGCGCAGGCTGACCGGTATGTTCCGGCTGCTCCAGAAGCCGGGCGTCAGCCACAGGATCAGAAAGACGCAGAACTTGAAAATGCCGTAATGATGCTTGGACAACCGGTGCCAGTTAACGCAAAAGATCTGCCTCGTGTCCATATTACTGTTCATTTTACGGGGATGCACCAGCTCATTTCTGGAATTAAAGGAGGCCAGATTCCCGCCATGCGAGGATCAGGGCAGCTTCATACGATTCTTGATCACACCACTCAGCATGTGCAGCAGATGGTGGGAGATCCCACACGATTTCAGGAGGTAAAATATATCAATCGTGGAATAAACCTGGTCGAAGGATTTTTGACACAGCTCGATCATAACATTCAGGAAGCTCAAGCAGCAGCAGCACGTGAAGGCGAACAAGCAGCTCAAGCACAAGCGGTCCTCGCGCAGCGTGCGCAAATCGGCCAGTTACCAGGGGGCCAGGTCAACCAGCCAGGTAGTGTGGGTGGTGCAGCGGCACCCGCTCCTGGAGCTGGTGTACCAACAACTACAGCAGCGTCTTATGCGGCTCACCAGGCAGCTGCACAAGGCCAGCCGCCGCTTGATCCAAAACTTATTGCTGAGATCCAGGCACACCAGGTCAAAATGTCTGTCATGCAGCAGGAAGCAGACTTGAAGAACAAGATCCTGGCTGATCAAGGTCGGCAAAAGATTGCCTTCGAAGACGCGCGCATGGCGCGGCGTATCGCGCGCGAGGCACAATTGATGGGCATGCAAAGCCAGAAAGGTTTAATGGGGCCAGGTCCCGCTGGAGCAGCAGAAGGAGAGATTAACCCGACTGACTAGGAATGCTTCATGATGAATGGCTCGCGCTTGGGCTCACCGAACAGTGGCGTTCAGTGGTTAATACAACGCTTTTTAAGCAGGCGTGCAGTGTGGTCCTGGAGGAGCTTTATAAGTACAGGACCAATGGGACTGCTGAAATCAATGCGCTTCAGAATCAATTTAAAGAAGGAACTTATTCAGCGATAGCGACTCTCAGGGCTTTGGCTGATCCTCCTCGGACCAAGCAGCAGCAGTTGCCAAAGCCTTGGGAGTTTGCTTCCCGTGCTGAAGAAGAACGAATTCTGCCAGAAGGACCCAGACGATCAGGAGATTTGAAACGTGAGTGAGACAGTAGCGCCCCCGACACCACCCCCGGCCAAGTTCGAGGATTTCATGAGCGACCAGATTGCCGCGTCACTCAAAGAAAATCCAAAGATACCGTCTTTAAATAAGAATGCGCCTCAAGAAGCGGGTGTTCCTGAAGGCCCTAAAGGTCCTGAAGGTCCTAAAGGACCGGTGATTCCTGAAACCACACCTGAACAGGCGGCTAAAGCGTTACTACCGGATTTCTCGAAACTCGCCTTTGGCCAGCCGATTGAAAAAGTCGCTGAAACAAGTAAGCAGCCGGAACAACCCGCACACGTTCCAGCAAAAACCCCGGAACACGAAGAGTTTCCTGAAGAGCCCCCTGGTGCAGCGACTCCACAGGCCAAGGATACCTGGGGGCGATTGCGAACTTCCAATCAGGCGCTTTCCAAGCAGAACGCCGACCTAGTTAATCGGCTTAAAGACACTGAAGCGCGGCTTAAGGAGTTCGATGGCAAGACTCCGATGGCCACCGATGAGTATGAAAAGCTTACCGGTGAACGGGATAATCTCTCAAAAGAGCTGCGCCTGGTAAAACTGGAAAAGACCCCGGAGTATCAGCGCGCGGTACAGCAGCCGATGGAGGCGATTGAGAGCGAACTAAGGCGGCTTGGCACTAAATACAACGTTGGTGCCGGTCGAATTCGGGAAGCATTGGTTGAGTCTGACCGGGATAAACAGGGAGATTTGTTGTCGAGGGTCACTGAGACATTCAATGACCGGGACAAGATGAACTTGTTCAAACTCTCCGATGATGCGCGGGAAATCATCCGGCGAAAATCCGTTCTGCAGGCCGATGTTAAACAGGCTTTGGAATATATCGAAGCCAAACGCACAGCGGAGACTGAGCGAACCAAGGCTGAATTAGTCAATGAATGGAACGGTGCGCAAAAGAAGGCATGGAAATCGCTTTCTGATGAGATTTATTTGGCTCGTCCTTTGGAGGGTAACGAGCAATGGAACAAGGACCTGGATGCAACCAAGGAACTTGTTGCCAATACCGATTTAGGCGCAATGCCTTCGCTTGATCGCGCCAGGATACTGGTTCAGGCAGCGCTTCTTCCGCGTGCTTTGATGGCAATTCACCAGCTTTGGAACATGTATCAGGAGGCTGCCAAAGGATTGCAGCGTTATCAGGGGGTTATTCCTGGAGCCGGTGGTGGACGTGCCA